GCTCGAGCAGGATTTGCCGGAGGGCCCGCGGGATGGGATCCCGTGGGCCCATCTTCGCGAACAGCTTTTCGATGTCCTCGCGGCCTAGCGGCTTTTCGGTTTCGATGAAGTAGACGGCTTTGGTGCTCATGGGGAATTACATGCCGGCGCTCTGCGGGCCGCCCTGCATCGGCGCAACGCCCAGCCGGCCGACCACCTTGTTTTGATCCTGCACAATTTGCTGGGTGAGGTACTTTTGATAGTTCGACACAAGCTCTTGAAATAGTTGATCGCCCTGAAACTGCCGCTGCAGCTTCTGACTCGATTGCATCGTCTGCATGAGCGTTTGCATGCGCAGTTGCGGGTTGATCCCCTTTGTCGGCATGTCAGGTTCGATGCCAACGGCCATCTGCGAAATCGCTCCCTTGGTATCGTTGATTTCCTTTTGCGTGACGTTCTCCTGGGGTCGGATCGACCGGGCCGCCAAGACCGGATCGAACGCGCGTGCGGCCCACTCGATCGCCGGACCGCGGTCCAAGGTTGAGCCGGCATCGAGCGAGAATAAATCGGCGAACGCTTTGAGCTTCTTGACGGCGAACTCCTGATTTAGATCCCGGGCGTCGATTGCAATGATCGCATCCCAACCGCCCCGGATGTCCTCCGGCGTCATTTCGACCGGCGTATCGCCGGCGCCGGTGACGCGCGCCAGTTGCACCGGGGTATAGAACTGCTGGCAAAGCTGCATGACCATCTTGAACGCGGCGCGCCAGAGGCCGAAAAAGGTTTCAATTTCGTCCTGGATGATGATCGACGATCGCGACGGATCCTCGCCCGGAAGGGCGCGGCCGACATACTCGGCGGCCTCGTTTCGGGTCGTCTTTTCCATCTCGATCGACGCCATCGGCGGCGGCCCCGGGGGCATCTGCTCGAAATCATCCATGCGCTGCACCGGAATCTGCGCGGCCGGGCCCATGATGATGTCATACGAGGCGCGCTGGATCTTGACCTTGAGCGGCGGCAACGTCGCAAGCTGCGTGTGATCGGAACGCGCATCGCGGCAGATTTTGATTTCGGTCTGATGCGTCTCGATCGGCCGCGTGAGACCGCGCGAGTCGGTAATCTGTCGACCCAGACGCTCACGGCCCCGAATCACGAAGGGATAAAAGCCGTTCGCGTTGCGCATCAGTTCGGCCTTGAGCCCCGAATCAGCGCAGGCCGCCGACCAGCAAAAGCACCAAATGCCGGGGATCCCGAGCTCGTCGGCGCGCCGCTCGTAAGACCACCAAATTTCATAGAGGGAATCGTGCTCGTTGACCGCGCGGCCGGTGCCGGACAGCGCCAGCGGGTTCATGGTCCCCTGCTGCACGAGACCGTCGACAAACGTATGCCCGGGGCCCTTGTCGATGATTTCGTCGACCTCTTCGCTATCCCAACCCATCGTGACGACGCGCTCGCGCAGTTCGACCTCGCTCAACCATTCGCGCCGGTGCAGGCTCCGGGCTCGCTGCAGGTCGGCCGTGCCCGGCGGCATGAAAAACTCATCGCCCAGGCGCAGCGTTTCGACGCTCGGTCGGTTGACGCGAATCACCGGCACGGCCAATTCCGCCTCTCCGGTTTGTCCGAGGTCGCGGGCCGCGCGCTTGAGCGCCTTGAGTGAAACGCCGGGGAAGGCTCGCGCCAGCCAGTCGACAAATTCCCGCTGGCGCATCGGATTTACCACCAAATCCGCAAAATCCATGAGGATCGCGGGATTGAGCCGCGGATCGTTCGGTTGCACGACATCGGGGTTTTGCTCGCCCGTGGCGTACATGACGCCCAGATCGTCGGCGTTGAGGGTCCGCGCCTGCTGCATGACATCTTGCAGCCACTTGATTTCAACGACGGCAATCCCAGGGTCGTCGCCGTGCAGGTACTGCGCGGCCAACTCTACCTCGGTTTCCAACTCCTCGCGCATTTCGCGGTCGCGGAGCCAGCGGAGCAACGTGGTCGCTTTCTGCGCGCTCGAGGCGTCGTCGGGTTCCACTGCGACCGCCTGAATGTCGGCGCGAAAGAAAGCGTGTTTTGCCAACCGCACCTTCTCGTTGATGAAATCGTCGGTCAGCGGCACGCGCGTATCCGCGGCGCCGTTGAACGGCCGCGGCTCCTCGCCCAGATCCTCGCGGTGTTTGCGCCCGTCGCGCGATTGACCTTCCCACAGATTGAACCGCACGGCCCGCGCCTGCGCTTGGCGCGTCCAAATTTCAGTTGAGTCCGCAATGATTGCCCCGAGCTCGCGCCGCAGTTCGGCCGCGCCTTCCTCACCCTCCTCGTCGTTCAGCTTCATGCGGTCGTTCTGAATCGGGTTTTGCTACCGTCAAGTGACGAGGCGCGCGACTTCATCGCGGCGGTATCGGGCATGCTTCAGGCCGCAGGGGTAATGCCGCGTGAGGTTGCGGCTGGCCTCGAGCGCCTTGAGTCGGCGCCAATTGCCGACGGCGGCAATGACGTTTTTACGGGAGAGCCACACTTTGTTGGGTAGGTTGGGCATGGTCAGTAGTGGGTTGCGCCCCGGACGCGGAACAAATCGGGTTCCACAAAGCCGAGGTCGGATTTGATGAAATAGCGGTCCGGGTCGATGATGTCCTTGAGGGCATCCTTGGGGGTGCCGAGGCCGGTAAATTCGCGGTAGGCAAGATCGCTCTGCAACAGGTCGTCGACCACGTACCACCGCGGGCAATTCGTCACGTCGATCGGCCGGTCGGCGTCGTAGTCCATCGCGTCCTGCAGCAGTTGCACGCTCTCCTGCACATGCGAGTCCGGGGCCTCTTCCCAGTGCATCGGCGGCACGAGCAACTTGCCGTCGCGGTCCGAAATCGGTTCAGCCATGAGGTCGATGATACTGGTTCCTTCGTCCTGGCTTGGTACGCCGGCGCCGCCCATCCGGCAGTCGATCATGCGCCGCTGAATCTTTTCCGCCTGCTTGAAATCCCACTCGCGCCGCCCTGCATCGAAACTGGCGCCCTCGAGCTGCAGGATCATCCGGCGGTAGTCGGCCATGCCGCGGCCGGCCTCGGTCCGTTGCGCCGGCCCCGGCCGCCAGTCCAATTTCTCGGAGCTCGCCGGATGCAACGCCCATTCGTCGTAGCGTTGGCGGTCGGGCCATTCCCGATACACAATCGACCAATTCTGCGGCGTGACCAAATACCACTTGATGAACCAGTTTTTGGTTCCGCCGGGGTCGGCCACGCAGTAGCGCGTGCCGCCTTTCTTCGCGATTTCGTTGAAGCGTTCGCGCGTGATCCGGTGCACCTCGGCGTATTTCGGAAACGCATTCTGCACGAGTTTGTCGGCCCAGCCGTAGGCGCGGATCTTCACCGTCTGCACCGGCTTGTCCTTCAACTCGCGCTTCACCGCTTCGGTCGCACCGTAGGGATTGAGGCCGGTGTGGAAGAACAGCACGGCGGCCCGCGGGTTGGCGCAGTGCATGACGTAAGGCATGTGCCCGGGCGGCAGGCCGGGCACGTTCCGCACATGCGGCAGCAGGAGTTCGGCCGGCCGCGATTCGACCGTGCGGGCGCCGGCGATCGCGCGAGCGACCGTCGGGGTATAACCCTTTTTTGCCGTGAACGTAATCAGCAGCTTGAGCGTGCGATCCTTGTCCAACCGGAACGCCATCGTTTCCAGAAATTCCAACGGCACAAGTTCGTCGAACCAAGCTCCATCGAGCGCATAGCCCTCAAGCACATCCGGATCCTGCTTGTAGTTGAAAAACATCCCGATTGAGCCGTTGGGCAAAATGAACTGCGCGCCCGAGAAGCCGTTTTGCTTCGTGTATTTGACGTAGACCTCGGAGCCGAGCTTGCCCACGCCGCGCCACTCCGGCGGCAGAAATTGGTACACCTTCGACTGTTGCTGCCGGATCGACGACTGCTCGCTTGAGTGGAAGAAAGCCCAACACTGGTTCGGTTTCTGCACCAACTGCTCCACCACGTATTTGACCGCGAAATACGTTTTACCCTCGCGGTTGGCGCCCATGAGGTAGATTTCATCGAACTTCGCCAAGAGCTCGCGCGCCTTGAGAAACGTGACTGGTTCGTGCGAGTGGCGTAGCGGATCGGTCTTTTCGAGCTCAATCGCCTCTTCGCGCTTGCGGTGGATTTCCGCCAGAATCTCAGCCGCGCGATCCTGACCGTGCAGGCCACGGAGCGCCATGACCTGCTCAACGGTCGGAATCCGCAGAACCGGGTGTTTCGTCCAGACGAGCTTTGCGGGCGCCGTCGTCGTCATGCCGTGCGAGCTTTCTTCCAATCGGATTTGCTGACGAACCCGCCACTGACCTTGCCGGTCTTGGCATTTTCCGCCACTTCGGCCGCCGTCAATTCGCCCGCGTTGAACTCCTTGAAGTTCAGGAAACGCTTTTCAAACCAACAACGCTGAAATCCTTCGCGGCCGTAACGGCGCTTGATCTGGCAAATCCACTGCTCCGGCATCGAGGCGCCGGTCGTTTGATCGTTGCCGCGGCAGTCCTCGGCCGGCCGGTAAAGTCCGAGCACGCGGTCGGCATCGTGGTACATTGCCTGTGACTCGCGGAAGTCGCCGGCCTTGGGGGTCCGGTGCACGAGTCGGCCCTTATCGTCGCGCTTAGCCGTGCCCATTTCGCGAATACCGGTCTCGTTGTACTGCGCCAGCACCAGAATGACGCAGCCCAATTCGCGCTGTAGGGCCTGCAGTTCGTGCGAGACGTGCGCCACCTCCTGCTCGCGGTTGTTGCACCGCTTGCTCGTCCCGAGTAGTTGCAGGTAATCGACGACGATCATGTGCGGAGCCCCGTGTTGCCACGCCCAGGAGCGCGCGTGCCGGGTCAATTCTTCCACGGTTTTGAGCGAGCACCCGATTTCGTGTTGGAACACGAAAAGATTTTTGTCCGTCATTGCCTTCATTTCTTCCGCGGCCTGCTCGAAACGATCGAGGTGGTCCTTGGGCAATTCCGCCAGTGCGGTGAGATCGACGCGGGCCCAATTGCTCGCGGTCTGCCGAATCCAGCCGTTGATGCCGGTCTCAATCGTGTAGTTCAGCACCCGTTGGCCGCGGCGCAGCGCGGCGCCGGCAATCTGGCGAGCGAGGGCGCTCTTGCCGTGGCCGCTGCCGCCGCCAAGCAGAACGATATGATCCTCGGCGTCGCTACCGAACGGCAATAGGCCGCGGTCGAAGCGATCGAGGCCGGTGTAGATCCAGCCACTCCGATCCTCTTCGCCGGCCGCGCGCTGTTTCACGTCGGCCGTCACGCCGTCGATCCGCTGCGACAAGGTGACCGGGCTCGAGGCGCCGTGCACGATTTTGGAAAGCGCCGTCTCGAGCCAAGCCACTTTCGGAGAGAGCATTTCAACCAATGCGGTTTCCGTGTCGTGCGCTTCCTCAAACAACGTGCGCCCGAATTTGATCAGCTCGCGCCGGATCCACAGTTGCCGCACTTCGCCGATGAAGTAGGCGGTTTCGGCGATCGTCGGGCAGCGGCTGGAGATTTGCAGAATGAACGGATACCCACCCAGGCGCTCGAGTTCGCCCATTGTTTTGAGTTCTTCGGCCACGATGGCCGCCGTCGTCGGATCCTGCCGCTTGTGCAGGATCGTGAGGCAGCGAAACACAATCGCATGTTTCGGATCGTAAAAACTCTCCGGGACAATCCGCGCCATGGCGCAACGCGCCATCACTTCGGCGCCGTCGATCATGCAACACGACAGCAACTGCTCCTCGGCCTCGATGGAATGCGGCAGCACGCGGCCGACGTGCGGCATCGGTTTGAGATTTGCGGTCGGCGACGATTCGCGGACCGGTTGAGATGCGGTTGAAAGACTCATGGCTTGAACGCCCTCCGTCCGACAAAATGAGCCCAGCAGGCGGCGATGGCGTCGAAGTAGTCCATGCCGTCCGTTGACCAGATGCCGCAGGGAGTGCGCCACCAGGTATAGCCGCAGTCGAGGGACAGCGTGTATCCTGCGGGGATGTTCTCGAGGGTGCCTTTCATCCGTTACCCTCCGCCGGCATTACAGAGCCTTTTCGCTCGTTGGAGCCGGTGATAGTTGCCGTCAGTTTCTTCATGGTATTTTCTCCTCCTTCACCAGCGCATCAAAGCGCGCGAGTGCCGCCGAGTGCTCATAGATAATGCCTTCGTTATACGCGCGCACCAACTCCCTCGCGCACTCGCGCCACTGGTCGCGCTGGCGCTCTGCTGCTCGCTTTTGAAACATTTGATCGTCGGCGGAACGAGTCGCTATAGCGAGAGCACCGCGCAAATCATCCAACTCCCCCAGCACGCGCCGCAGCTCGTCGGCGGTGAGGAGGTGCGGGCACTCGACATAGTAGGTCTTCGATTCGGCGTGAGCCTGCGCCTGCACCCTCTGCTCAATCGTGGGCGTGCTCATTGTTATTCGTAGTTGAAGCCATAGTGGATGATCAGCGGACCAATTCCGAAACCGGAACTACACGAGCGTAGATGGAACCAAATAGCCCAATGCGTTACGTCGATGCGCACCTTTACTTCGATCCCGACGATGCGCTGGCCGTTGTACTTTCCCCTTGGCCATATCGTGGGCGTGCTCACGGTGAGGCCTTTCGCTTGGCAACGTCGCTTTTGGCCAAAGCGTGAAGCGCGCTAAAAAGGTCCCGTTCGCGTTTCCGTAGGGTCGTTCGTTCGATGTCCATTTGATCCATTCGCAGCCGTATCCCTGAAATCTCGGCGTGGATCAGGTCCATCTGTTTTTGCGCGCCCTCAGAGAAGAATGGTTTTCGGCTCATACCGCTACACCCTCCTTGCGGTGGTCTTTTAGCACCGTCGCGGCCTTGCTGATTTTGCCGATGAGCGGGGACCATGTATCCCAGATTGCCGAGACGGTGCCGCCACAGATTTCCGCGACGGTGCCGCCACAGATTGCCGAGACGGTGCCGCCCCAGATTGCCGAGACGGTGCCGCCCCAGATTACCGCGACGGTGCC